AGCAACAGAATAAAGGCGACAGCCGGGGCAAAAAAGGGGTGTGAAAAATGAAAAGCCGTTCATGTGTGCATGAAAAACAATCATCCGTCGCCCGCCTGGACGGGCAAAAGCAAGGCCGCTGGAGCGGCCTTTTAACTACTCTTAATATCAATTAAGACATGTTAAAAGCCCCCCTACTTTCAAAATTGAACGCTAAAAACCGGTTGCGTAACCCCGCGCGGCACTTCCTCCACCCCAACTATTCAGCCCGCAACAATAAAAAGGAGTCCTGGCTAACGTTCTCATTGAGCGTTTCCGGGACTTTTTTCATACATAATTACGGATAAAGAAGTTACCGGGATACTTTAATATGGCAAGTAGACTGGTTGCAATTTAAGGCTGTGGTTGCCATATAGGGAAGGAGGTGATGACGGCTATGTTTATTTTAGCCGCCCAGGTTGAGGTAGAGAACTACACTGGCGCGTGCGATATCAGTGGTGAGCACGGTGCTGGTGGGTTGTTGACCCCTTGCGGCATCGAGGTTTAGCGGAGCGGTGACAGATGCTTAATTCTGTTAAGGGACGCTTCAGGCGTTATTTTTGGAAAGATTACTGGCGTAAAGCGGAGCAACCTCCGGGAGGAACCCGAAGGGGGTCTGCATTGAGATCAAAGCATACCTGATGATAAGACGCGGTAATGCTGATGGCATTCTGAAAGAGAGGCGATTTTCATTAAACACTTAGGAGATATCACGAAGATCAACGGCGCGGAGATCACGCCCGTCTGGTGCATCACCGGCGGGAGCCCTTGCCAGGACTTGAGCATCGCAGGGAAACGTGCGGGTCTTGCCGGCGCTCGTTCCGGCTTATACATAAAACAAATATGGATAGTCAAGGAGATGAGAGAGCATGACAGAAGCATTGGACGGACAGGTGAGCTTGTTCGACCTCGGTATATGGTCTGGGAAAATGTGCCCGGAGCGTTCAGCAGCAACTTCAAGGATGGATTCGGAGATTTCGGAGCGGTGCTGGAAGAAGCTGTACGCATCGCAGAACCGGGATTTTCTCTTCCTCGACTGCCGGACAAGCAGAAGTGGACGAAAGCCGGAGGAATGCTCGGCGACGGATGGAGCGTCGCGTGGAGAACACACGACGCCCAATACTGGGGAGTTCCCCAGCGCAGACGGCGTATCAGCATGGTGGTTGACTTTAACGGGCACACCGCAGGGGATATCCTCTTTGAACGTTTCGGAGGAGCCGAATCTTCTGGTGTACACGAAGCTGTCGCAGATTCTGGAAGAGAATCCAGACCCGAAGTACAACCTGACGCCGAAAGCGTGCGCCGGGATCCTCCGGAGGGCGGAACGGCGCGGGAAGAAACTGCCGGAGGTGCTGAAAACTGTTCTGGAGCTCCAATCTTCTGCTTACAGGGCAACGGAATAGACCGTGCCGATACCGCCGGATGCAACGGCAAGGGATGGAAAGAGGACATAAGCTACACCCTCAATACGATTGACCGACCGGCGGTTTGCGCATCCACGGTGCTGGACATGTCACACGCATGTGACGTTATCCGGGATTGCGGCGGCATATCCCCATCATTGCAAGCGAGAATGGGGACCGGCGGGAATCAAATCCCTCTTACATATTCGCTTCAACGAACAGATGCCTATCGTCAAAGCAATGTAGGCTGCACATGTTCTGCCAGAGATTACAAGTCAGCAACGGATCTTGTAATCAGCATCGACGACGAGAAAAACGCTTACATAGACCAATTCGGCACGTTGAAAGCCCATGCGAGCGGCGGGACACAACAGCACGTTATGGAGCGCATGGTCGTTCGTCGGCTTACCCCATTGGAATGTACACGGCTTCAAGGGTATCCGGACGGATGGGTCGGCATCGGCGACTGGACAGACGAGAAAGGCCGCGTACACAAGGAAGCGGATGCGCCGAAGTACAAAGCGCTCGGGAACTCTATCGCGCTCCCGTTCTGGCGTTGGATGTTCGGGAGAATGGCGGCGTATCTTCCGGAGGGCGCGACGCTCGGCAGCCTGTTTGATGGGATCGGCGGCTTCCCACTCTGCTGGGAAAGCATCCACGGAAAAGGAACGGCGGTATGGGCTTCGGAGATCGAGCCGTTTGCCATCGCCGTAACAAAGCATCATTTTGGAGGTAACTCAGATGTCGGATAAAACAAAACTTCCTTACGGTCGGCTTACTTTCGATGGCAACTTCTGCGACATTTCCAAATGCCGCGAAGAGCGCTGGGGCAAATACTGCCCGGACGGCGCATGCAGCCAGCGCAAGGTGTGGGAGCGGCTGAAAGAGTACGAGGATACTACAATGTCCCCGACCGATGTGCAGGAATACAAAAAGTTCGAGGACGAGCTTATTGCCTCCGGGATGACTTTTAACGAATTGCTCGCAAGGGCCAGTACAGGACTGCGCTTCACGAGCGTGAAAGATCGGCTCCCGAGCAAAGACTGCCGCTGCCTCTGCGCGCAGGAATCTATGCTTAAAAGCGGCTACGTTTATTACGAGCAGTTGTATTACCACGCGAGTTCGTTTGTGAACTCTTGGGAAGAAGAGGCGACGCCCGGCTTCTATGGGGATGGAGAAGACTTCGAGTACCTTGTGGAGGACGTTCTACTGTGGGCAGAGCTTCCCGACAATATCAACACACTCGTTTTGGAGGCCGAACCATGACAAGAAAGGATTTTTCCACGATCCAGCGCATGCTCGGCATGATTCAGGGAGTTTCGCTTGGAACAGAAGCCGCCGTAGAGGGTGTGCTCCTCGACGCAGTGGAAACAATCGACGCAATCCTTGACCGAGAAATTTTGACGGAGGATGAAAAATGAACGAAAAACAGGAAAAGAAGCGCCGGTACAATCTGCGCCTTGAGTACATCGCGCATTTCAGCAAGTGGCTGGACAGCGAGCCGCCCCGGTGGCGCTTTATCCGCTGGCGCAAGTGGAAGAAAAGCCGGCCAGTATGGGAGGACGCGGCATGACCTACAAAGAAGCAAAACGAATCCTTCACCCGGGCACTACGCGGGAAGCCCTTGCCGAGATCGGGTTCAAAGGCAAGGAGAAACTGCAGGATGCGGTAGACGAGGCTTGCCTTAAGGCGTGTGCGGCGCTGGACAAGCAGATACCGGAGCCACCGGTTGTGTTAAACCAAAAAGACTCTAAGCACTTTTGCTGCGTGGCTTGTGGAACGAGATTTGTGTCCGAAATTAACGGGGAGCTCTGCGCTGGGAGAAAAACCCGCTTCTGCCCCGATTGCGGACAGGCGATTGATTGGGAGGGGTGGAAATGGCCAGATTGAAGCCTTGCCCGTTCTGCGGGAAACCCGTGTTGATTGTCTACAACTCACTTGACAGGGTGTTCAAAGTTTATCACACATACGGCGATGACGAATACAACTGCTGCATCATCGACCCGATACTGATTGATGCAGTGTCACTCAAAGATGCGTCTGATGCATGGAATAGGAGGGCTGACAATGGCTGAATACTTAGAACGCGAAACGGCGGTTATGCGATTGATGCAGGACGGGTGCAGCGCAAAAAACGTACAGTCCATAATGGAGCTTCCTGCCGCCGATGTTGCGCCGGTACGGCATGGGCGGTGGATTACGTGGGAGGAGGCAGGCAACGACATACCTTCGCCACACAGACACGAATGTTCGGTCTGCCATGACGCAGCGCAAGTTCTTGTAAACGGGTTTGAACTACTATCTGATTACTGCCCCAACTGCTGCGCAAAAATGGACGGTGCGGAATGAACAAGGAGCGGAAACGTGTGTGCGGTAACTGCGGCAACTGCATCAGATATCCAACAAAGGACGGAATCCGGTGCAAGTGTGCAATAGACGATCGTCACATTGGCTATTTGCAGTGCTTTGAACACTGGTGCAGACGGTGGAAAAGAGAAAGAAAGTGGGACGGTGAAGAAAATGCCTAAAGCAATAACGGACGGAAAGTCCTGCTGCTTCTGCGATCCGATAGACCCGCTGCTGAATTGCTATCAGAGAAAGGATGATACCGATGGACGATAAAACCAGAGACAAACTAAGCGAAGCAATCGTTAAATTTCTTAATGAGCTTATCCGCATCGCCGACGAAGAAAACTATGACCGGGATTCTTTCGTTAAGGCGAGCGCTGATATGTTTCAAACAATGGCAACAATCAGCACTTTCCGAGACTTCAAAACAAAGATGACGACATCGATGTTTGAAGAAAAAATCATCTGGCACGAGATCACGACGCGCCCGTTGACAGAGGAAGAAAAAGCCGAGTACGCCGAGAGAGGGTACGCTGACTATGAAATCCCGGAATATATATTTTCTTGCGAAATGCCGGATGACGGGCAGGAAATCCTTGTCGCCACAAGCTGGGGCGTTTCTCAGGACTTGTGCATGATCGATTGCGATGAATGCAACAACCTGTTCGAGCTTGAAACACGCGGTGATTGGGACGGTGTGAAAGCATGGGCGGACATGCCGAAGTATAAAGGCGGTGACAGCGATGCATAAACCCTGCTACGGCAAATGCCCCCGCTGTGTGTGGCGGTGGAATGGGGGGTGTAGCGAATGGCAATGACGGATTTGGAACAGACCGCAATGGAGCGTCTGCGTCTTGCGTCGTCAATGTCGTTGAAACTGTACAAGCAGCCGCTACTGCTGACCGACAGCGGCGGAAAAGACAGCGCAGTGATATGCAGATTGGCGGAGAACGCCGGAATCCCGTTTGAAATTTGCCATTCTCATACGACAGCGGACGCGCCCGAGACGGTGTACCACGTCCGAAAACGTGCCAAAGAGTACGAGGAAAAGGGCGTTGAGTACACGATAATTCTTCCAACATATCAAGGCAAACGCACTTCGATGTGGGATTTGATACCGAAGAAACTCATGCCGCCGACGCGAATTGCGCGGTACTGCTGCGCTGTCTTAAAAGAAACGGCAGGCAAAGACCGATTTGTCGTTACAGGTGTCCGGTGGGCAGAATCTGTCAAACGAGCGGCAAACCGCGGGGCGCTGGAAGTACAAGCCTCTGACCCGAAGAAAAAGCTCATTTTGAACAACGACAACGAGGAAGACCGACAGCTTTTTGAAAATTGCCAGATGAAAGGAAAACGGGTTTGCAATCCAATCATCGACTGGACGGATCGGGATGTGTGGGATTACCTTACCGATCAAAAGGTTGAGACGAACCCGCTTTACAACGAGGGCTTCTGCCGTGTTGGCTGCATCGGATGCCCAATGGCCGGGAAAGCCCGTTACGCAGAGTTTTCCCGATATCCGGGTTTTCAGCGAAATTACATCCGAACGTTTGACCGGATGCTTGAAGCACGAAAAGCTCGCGGGAAGACCGACGGCGGGCGATGGGGAAAGACCGGCGAAGATGTCTTCCACTGGTGGATGGAGGACGGCGTTCTTCCGGGACAAGTAAACATTTGGGAGGACTACGAAAATGCGATTGATTGACGCTGACGCGCTGCTTGCTGAATACGACCGGCAGCACGAAGGAGAGCCGGGGAAAGCCCGAAAACTGATAGAGGATGCGCCCACCGTTGCCGCTGTTCCCGTGTCCAAAATCCTCGCCTTGCGCGACGCTCTCAACGAAGCCGATGCTGTCACAATGCGAGGACTGCGCAATCTCAATACGCTGATCGGCAAATATGAAGGAGGGAAAGACCATGCGCTTGATTGACGCAGAAAGCCCGCAGAACGGAATATACGTTTCCGATCTCGTAATCGAGGAAATGAAAAAGATTCCGACGGTCGATATTGACCGCCCCACCCGCAGCCAGTTTAAGAGAATGGCTGTGCAGCTTGGGTATGAGGCGGTGATCCATTGCCGCGAGTGCAAAGAACATAGACTTTTTAATGGGCGCGATATGTGCGCAAAAAACGCAACAATCTTTGACGGGCACGAAGTTGGGCTGAGAGCAACACGCGCGGATTTCTATTGCGCCGACGGAGAAAGGAGAACCGATGAGTAAAGCAGTAATGTTAAGCATCCAGCCCCGTTGGTGCGAGCTGATCGCCGCCGGGGAAAAGACGATGGAAGTGCGCAAGACACGCCCGAAGTTGGAAACGCCGTTTAAGGTGTATGTCTACTGCTGGAAGCCGCGATTTGAACACGAGGATTTCTTTGCGCTGGTGGGAAAACAAGGCTTTCATGGCGGCGGGAAAGTTATTGGCGAGTTTGTGTGCGACCGAATTGACTGGCTGGCGCGTGTTGGCTTTACCAAACGTGGCGGAGAACCGGAATATCGAATTGTAAATAACGGAGATTGGGAATCTCCAATCGGGCGGCTCCTCGAAGAGGCGTGCTTAACAGAGGAGGAGTTCGATGCGTATTTGGGCGGAAACTCAGGGTTCTGCTGGCATATCTCCGATCTGAAAATCTACGACAAGCCGAAAGAAATATCTGAGTTCAAGAAACACAGCAGAGAATGTTACTTTGACAATCTTGGCATGGCAACGCCGAAGTGTTCAGAATGTACGCAGTGTAATCTCACGAGACCGCCGCAGAGCTATTGTTTTGTGGAGGCTCTTCAAACATGACGCCAGAGGAACTGTATGAAGAAAATCAGTCGCTTGTTTGGTTTACCTTGAAAAAGTATTTCCCGAGTCTTAAAGTTGACGAAGATATTCTACAAGTGTGCAGGATAGGGCTATGGCAGGCGTGTGCGGAATACTATCCGGAAAAAGGCGCTAAATTCTCAACATTTGCGGTCAAGGGCATTTTCATGGCGGTGTGCCGATATATTCGAGATTGCTGCAAGCCGCAGATCGCGGCACTGCCGTTAGACGATTTCGTTTCGCCGAATAGCCGATTACTTGTCGAGGAAACTATCGGGAAGGAGGACGAGCACCCCGCGCTCGAAGACATGATGAAGCGGCTTACGCCTACACAAAGGCTTATGGTTACTATGCGCAGCGCTGAGCTGTCTGTTTATGATATTGGCGACGCGCTTGGATGTACGCCGCAGTACGTTTCGCAGGAACTTGGGCGCGCCAGAAAGACAATCGAGAAATTTTTAAAATAGAGGGGGCGATTTTCGCCCTCTTCTTTCTACGATCAACGCAAAAATTTTTAATGTGATTTTTAATGTAAGATTTGAAATATTTGAAAGATTTGAAATCGCGAGCCGCGCAAAAAGAGCTTGGCGAGAGAAAGAAAAAAGCTCAAAACCCCTTGAAAATAAAGGATTTTGAGCTTTTACTCGCTGGCAGCGGGAGAAGGATTTGAACCCTCACATACGGAGTCAGAGTACGATGATGAATACGCTAAAAACTGTTGAAAATCAGTGCTTTTGCTGGTTGTCAATTATTTTTTCATGTAGTTTTTATTGCTGAGTCCATTAAGTCACGCGCGGACATGGCATCTTCGACAGTTGTGTCAGTATATACGTTTGCTGTCACAGAAATGTCGCTGTGGCCCATGATCGCCTTTGCTATATTGATTGGCACCCCAGCGCGCTGCAGATCTGTACCGTAGGTATGCCGCAGACAATACAGAACAAGATCGGGAGCAATTTTGTGGCCATTCTTCGGGTTCCCGGCGCTGTCCGGATACAACGGTTTCCCGTCCTTATCAAGGTCCTTCGGGTCGTAGATATGGCCGTGCGCGGTCATTTCGGCGCCCATGGCAATGTCCATCTGCCGGGAGAAACTGCGCCAGTTGTTTGTCATCACCGTCTGCGTCATCATGGATTTACCGTCTTCCTGCGTAAAAACAAAGTCGTCCTGGTCTTTCCCGCTAATGTGGCGTTCCAGATCGGCATAAATGTCCGAAGGAATAGGAACATACCGGTCTCCGGCAGACGTTTTCGGCGTCGCAATTACAGTGGTTCCGGACTCGACGGCTTCGCAAACGTGAATAAGCCGCGTTTCCATATCCAGATGGCGCACACGAAGTGCGGCACACTCGCCGGGGCGCAGCCCCGTGCGCATGAGAAAGCGGATCCATAGGCTACACCGGTGCGTCTTCGCCACCTGCATAAGAACGGAGCGCTCCTCGGCGGTAAGCGAGCGGCGCTTTTTGTCGGTAGCAGACGCTGGAATGGTTAGCTTGATGGTCGGGTCAAAGGGGATTATGCGAGAAAAGGCAGCCTGCGAGAACATGGCGCGCAGGATCATTCGCACTTTTTTCGCGTGGGACTCAGACATTTCCGCCTGCTGATTCAGCACGCCTTGCAGCATCGTGTCGGTGACGCTGCGCAGCTTTTTACCTCGAAGCGCCGGGATAATATATCCGTTGATCTTGTCCTCATACATCTCATAGCTTTTTTGCGTCATGGTGCCTTTTTTCTTCGGCTGTCCAGGTTTGCGGACTTTGGGTTTAACGTAGGTGGTCAGCCATGTATCGGCCCAATCCTCGATCGTGCAGTTTGCACCTTTCGTTAATTCCGCGCGCCGGACGGCTTCTTTCTTTGCGGCGAGTTTTTCCATCGCCTCGGCTTCCGTCTTTCCGCATACTATGTATTGCTTCCCGTCGGCGACAAACGATTTTCGGATATACTTGTATTCTTTTGAACCGCTCTTAGGCATGGTTGGTTCCTTTCAGGGGTCTTGATTGTTGCTTTCTTCCTTTTTCCAGTGTGCGCGGCTGCCGAGATTGGCTATGATGGCGACAATGCATGTTACGGCGGCTATCACGATCAGCAGAACGCCTGCTGTGGACATCGGTGTCCACTCGCCGCGGAAGAAACCGATATGATGGTTATTCATGTCCATTACGGTATTTCGGATAAGCAGTATCAGAGAAAGAATGGATATAACGGCAATATAAAGGTTTTTCTTTTCAACCGCCTTGCGGAGAAATACGTTGTTGCTTTCCAGATATTTGTTCTTTAGCTGCAACAACTCAATCTTGTGAGCAGCCTGGTCGGTATCCGGACCGGTCGGAGACTCTTTGGCAATGTCGAAAAAACTGTCGGCAGACATACCGAACAACTTACATAGGACGATAAAATAAACTGTGCTGGAGTTGCTGCTTTTCAATCCGAGGAATCGCTCGGCGGTGGATTTCGGAATACCCGTCTGATCGACAATTTTCTGGTAGGATAAACTTCGCCTGTCTTTTTCGTCTGCCATAATCTTTTGGGCAACTTCCAACTGCTCCTGTGTCTGGCAAACGAGATTTTCTAATTCTTCCATGAATCATATACCTCGTAGCATTATTTCTGCGATTTGAACCCGTTTTTGGGAATTAACCGAACAGCTTCTTCACATTGGGGCGGAAAAGCTGTGTTTTGGGGTTGGACAAATCGCACGAGCATCTGCTACGCTTAATACGCAGCAGACAACAGGGCTTTTTACGTTGTCTCTGCTGGCGTCGCCGCCGGTGACGCGGCGGCGGGACCTTTTCAAAAAACTATTGCCACGGCAAAATTCGCCTGATAAGATACTAAGTACGGAATATCGGACTCCGGATACTGTATGATGATATTATCAAGACATAAAGGAGGCTTCCCCTTGGACTACGATCAGGTTATCCTGCGCCTTTTCCATCAGCTTGACGAAGATCAACAAGAGATCTTCATTTCCGCCCTTAAAAAGGCCGCTGCAAAAGATCCGAAATATCAGGCGCTGATGCGCTTCAACGAGAACCGTTCTTTGCCTCCTCTTGGCGCTGCATCTGCTGAAGCAGCGGGATCAGAGCCGCTTTCGTCTCATCCGTGATATTTCCCAGTATCTCCATAATAATACGATCATACTTACTGCCCTCGCCGGCTTCGGCGGGGGTTTTTTTATCGGTTTCCCCCTTCAGGTATTCCGGTGAAGTGCCAAGAATTTTCGCTACGACCTTGATCTGCTGCTCGCTGGGAGTTGATTTTCCGAGTTTCCAATCGTGGCAAATAACGGGAGCGCGGTTAAGTTTTTGGGCAATAAAGGCTTTGGTAATTCCTTTTTCCTCGCGCAAAGCCTCGAATCTGTTGAAATCGAACAATTCATTCATCTCCTTTCGGTCAATACGCTGAAATCTATTAAAACATAGATTTAATATTGACTATCTATTTTTTGTAAGATATAATCTGCTTGTACACAAAAGATAAAAACCCTTGAGAACAAAGAAGATTTTCTATTTGCATCGTATCTCACAGGGATTTTTTTGTCAAGGAAAATCTTAATTATGTATGGAGGATTCCATGATGGATCTGAGAGAACGCCGGGAAAAAATCGGCATCAGCATATCGAACGTCTCTCGCATTTGCGGTTTTCCGCCGTCTGCGTTGACGGCTTACGAAAAAGGGCTTTACGGCCCGCGCCCGGAGCGGGCTGCCGCTATGGCACTGCTGTACGGCTGCTCCGTGGAGGATCTGTATTACAGCGTTGAAGAGAGCCGACGAGCCGCCGTTAAGAAAGAAAACGATCTTCAATGCATTCTTCGGCTGCTCCCGAAAGCGAGCGACGATACGAAAAAACAGGTCCGCTTGCTTCTGGAAAACGCCTGATCCGCACGCTGGGAGGTGCTTTTATGCCGCGACTGAAACGCGCCGTTTATGCCAACTCACCGCAGGAAGTGGTTTTGGCGAACGATCTTGCGAAACGTTACAAAACGAGATACCTGTCGATCCCACAAATCCAGGCGGAGCTCGGCGTCAGCTATGGCACCGCCAAAAAGTGGCTTGCCGATGTGACCTTTTATCAGATATGCGGCGGCCGGAAGTTCAGCGTCGAAGACGTGGCTAAGCATCTGGCGGAAGCCCAGCGGATAGGCGGATAAGATGAACACTTACGAGTTGGCGGATCTGACGGCAAAAGCGACGGCTCTCGCTATTCTGAAAGCAACGTATGTTCATGTCCCAGTGCTTCGCAGACATGCCCCGAACGGTGGCTTCACCATCCAATATGCAGACGAAGACAAGCCGGATTATATCGACTTCTGCCTTCACCACTGCCCCTATGCGAGCACCGAATGCTGCAACTGCCTCGCTACCGCCGGAAAAGCGAAGCCGGGACGGCCGAGAAAGACGGAATACATATGACTCTAAAAGACTGCTCTTTTTGCCGCTGCCGGGCATGCAATAACCACCGGCAGCAGAAATGCACGGCCTGTGCATCCGATCCATGCTCCGCCTGCTATCGCGGTTCGATGAAAGACAGCGATAAAGTACGAAACTGCCAATCATTCATTCGGTCGTGGGTGGATAAGAAATACTTCAACCAAGATCGCCTCTGAGTTACGGCAGGGCTTTTTACCTTTCACCTGCCGGCTCTTTTGTATACCTCCTGAACTGCTGAGGTTAAAACCGCTATACAGCCAGCCGCATGGTTTCACGTCCTTTTGGTGCGGGTCCTTCTCCCTTTTTGCTATAAGCTGCAGCCCGTAAGAAGCAGCTCACTTCGGCGCTCCGTCTGGAATGGCGGCAGGGCACCAATATCCTCCGATAGTTTAACAGTAAAACGCCGTTCGAGCGGGCGGGATGTTCTTTGTCGCGTTACGCAAAAGGCGAGACAGAACGGAAGATGCGGGTGCAACTCCCGTAAGGAGGAGACTGTAACAGAATAATCGGAGGAAGCATGCTTCAGTATTTGCATTTTGAAGATCGTGAGACCTGGCTTGCCGGCCGCGTTGGGCTTGGCGCTTCGGACGCCGCCGCTGTGTGCGGTCTGAGCAAGTGGCAGACACCGCTCGGTCTTTGGGAGATAAAAACCGGCCGAAAAAAAGCTAAAGATTTATCCGGCAACGCAGCAGTTTCCTTTGGCGTCCGCGCAGAGCCCCATTTGCGCGGGCTTTTTTTAGCGGAACACCCGGAATACCGGCTGGAATATCACCCGTTCGACATTCTGTATCAGGAGGAGCGCCCGTGGCTTACGGCCACGCTGGACGGCGAGCTGATTACCGAAACCGGCGAACACGGCGTTTTGGAAATCAAAACTGCGCAGTGCAGTTCCAAAGAGGATTGGGCGGAATGGCGCGACAGGATCCCGACGCACTATTACACGCAGATTTGCCACCAGTTCCTTGCAACGGGATATTCTTTCGCGTTCCTTTTCGCGCTTTTGACAGGGCTGGATGGCTCTTCCTCGCTGCGCACCTATTATTTCACGGCAGAAAGCTGCGCCGACGATATGGCGTGGCTTCTGGATAAAGAAGAAGCATTCTGGAAACGGGTACAGGCGGGGACGATGCCTCCGGCTGTGCTGAAAATATGATTGGGGGTATTTGCCATTAACATCGCAGGCCAGTTCAAAAAGAAGAACGGTTTCGGAGGCAAGGAGTATTACTACCGCACGGACCTGCCCGTGCGCGTCGGCTCCGTGGTTGCAATTCCGACACCGCGCGGAAATTCGCCGCTTCTCGTAACGAGAACGGACGTTCCCGCAGTGGAGATCGATCCGGAATATCTCCATTGTCTCACAGAGGTCACGGAGCTTTATCCGATGGCAGAAGCGGACATGGACACGCTGTTTTGACGGAGGCGCGCTATGGCTGACATGATCGAATACGGCGTCACAAACGACGCGCTGACTGTTGCGAGCGAGCTGCATATCTGCACCAACTTCGCAGAGGTCAAAGAGTGGCTTACGCAGGAGCTTGCGCCCTACGAGAGCATGATCGTCACTGAGGAAAGCATCGCCTCAGCCAAAACGCTCCGGGCAAACATCCGCAAAGTTGCGGACAGCATAAACCAGCAGAAGATCAGCGTGAAGAAGGCGTGGCTTGCGCCATTCACGACCTTTGAGGGCGAGAGCAAAGAGCTCTACGACCTTTGCCAGAAGAGCGTCACAAATCTGGATGTTCAGATAAAGAACATGGAAAACGCCAAGCGCGAGGAAAAACTCGCCCGGCTGAAAACCGTGTTCGACGAGAACGCCGTCGGCATCACGGATTATGTGACTTGGGATAGCATCGTATCCCCCAAATGGGGCAATGCGTCCGCAAGCGAAAAGGCGGCGGTCGAAGAGATCGTCACCATTCTCCGGCAGGTGCGCGAGGATCTGGATACGATCCGGTCTCTGAACAGCGAATGGGAAGAGGCGCTTCTTGATGAATATGCCGCTACGCATAACGTCCGCGACGCCATCCAGAAGGAAAACGCGCTGAAAGCCCGTAAAGCCGCCGAAGAGGCACGCAAGGCGGCGGCAATACAGGAACACTTCGACGAGCCAAAAGTCGTTCAGGATGAGCCAGACGCGCCTGTGGAGCCGCCTGCCGCTTTTGCGCCGCCTCCCGTCGTTCCCGTCGGATACGAGGAGCCGCCGAAGCCGAAGCTCTATCATTTGGAGTTCGCCGTCGATGTGACGATGGAACAGGCGCACGCGCTCAAGGCGTTTTTCACACAGAACCATATCGAATACCGAAAAATTTAAGGAGGATATTCCATGAAAACCGCAACTCCCGCAAATCGCCCTGCGCCTACCCGGCAGGGGCTTGCACCGCAGACTGCCGCAGCCGCGCCTCTTGTGACGTACAAGGACATCAACGGCAACGAGCTTCAGCTCTCCACCGACATCATAAAGCAGTATCTGTGCCCCAGCGGCAGCCTGACGGACGCAGAAGCGTACATGTTCCTGTCCCTCTGCCGCTACCAGGGGCTTAATCCTTTTCTGCGCGAGGTGTACGCATGTAAATACGGCAACGGGCCGGCCACCATGATCGTCGGCAAGGAGACGTTTACCAAGCGAGCGCAGAAGAACCCAAAATACAAAGGCTCTAAGGCCGGCGTTGTTGTTCTGACAAAGGACGGCAAACTCGAAAACCGTGTCGGCGAGATCGTCCTTCCCGACGAAGAGCTTGTCGGCGGCTGGGCGGATGTGTATGTGGATGGTTATGTTTCGCCTATCACAGCCACGGTCAACTTTACGGAGCGCTGCCAGTATAAAGACGGGAAGCCGGCGAGCAAGTGGGCGACGAGCCCCGGCCTTATGATCCGCAAGTGCGCCCTGGTTGCGGCTCTGCGCGAGGCGTTCCCTTCCGAGCTGGGCGGCATGTACTCTGCGGAAGAGCAGGGCTACGAGGAAGTTGCGGCTACCGCAACGCCGATCGACGCCTCCAAGGTTCTTGACGTTGACCCTGACACCGGGGAGATCACCGGCGGCGCTCAGGACGACGTAGAAGCGAGCTTTTTCGCGCAGGAGGGATAATCTATGACACCCATCGTAAAAGGCACTACAGCGGTCTTCTGGGGCCGTGTGTCGGGCAAGGACGCAACTTACAAAGAGCTGGGCAACAATCGCCGTGTTGCCAACTTCTCTCTGCAGTACGACTCGCTGCCGGGCGAAGACGGCGGACGCCGAAAGGGCGTTTACATCAACTGCTCGGCATGGGGTGAAGTCGCCGATTTCGCGCAGAATCTGGAGCGCGGAGACACGGTTCTCTGCGCGGGCTATCTCGTCAAAGACGAGTACCGCAGCCACAAAGAGAACGCCGATATCTACCAGCTCACCTGCGATTTCATTTCCGTAATGCACTGACGCGCATGGCAGGAAGAGAGCGCCCTCTTTCAGGGCGCTTCTTCGCCAAAAAGTTTAAACAGCGGTTGCAAAACGCGCCGCTGCTTGCCATATAGGGTGTAAACCAGGCACGGGCCAACAAAAGGAAAGGGCGAGAGAAATTATGCTTGCTGTCATTAGCGGGTTTTTGCAGAGCGGGCTCATGAAAGTTGAGCAAAAAACCGGAATAAAAATCGATGGGAACGATCTGTTTCTTTTGCGCTGGATAGCTGATTTGCGGTTCAAATTCCCTAAAAAGGTGATTGGGGAACATGAGTTTTTTTCTATCAGCTACGACCAAATGAGTGAAGACCTCCCGTTTTTGCGCATTTCAAAAGCCGAAATGTATAAGCGTATTGCGAGGCTGTCTGACGCGGGATATCTTACAAAAAACAATTCAATGCGTGGGCAGCGAGCGTATTACCGGCTTGGAGAAAGCTTCACTTATCTGTATTACGACGAAGCACCGTCCGCAAATTATTCAGACGCTTCGTTCTTGAAAAACGAGGAATTTTCTGCTGCTGAAATCGCCCGCAGCGAGTGTGAGGAATGGCTTGACAGCGCCCCAAGCGTTTTGGGATTAGCAGAAAACGACTGCAAATTCTTTGCAAAAAAAGTGTATCAGATTGGAGACACTTTTATGAAGCGTCTCGGAATGGAGACACTTTTCGCTGAAAAAGCGTTTCTAAACGGAGACACTTTTCTAAAAGCGTCTCAAAATGGAGACACTTTTCTAAAAGCGTCTCAAAATGGAGACACTTTTTCAACCAAAAACGGCGGGGCTAATATCTGCACTAACTCAGTTAGAACCCTTGATCCAAGCAATAACAACCAACCAGGTAAGTCTCAAGAGATAACTTCCGCCCTGAGACCTACCGATAACAACCAACTGAGTATTTCTCAAGAACTTAGTGATACATACCCCGTAGAAAAAGACCTAAAAGAAAATATCCCCTACGGGGATATAAAAGAAAAGGGGAAAAAGAGAGCCCCCAAGGGCACGGAAATGTTCCCTATTTTGTTCCCCATTCTCGACGAATCCACCCTCGCATCGCCTTTGAAAGAGGCTCTGCGCGGCTGGCTCGAATACAAGGCGGAACGGAAAGAGAAATACGTCCCCACCGGCTTCAAGTCTTTGCTGACACAGGCGAAGAAAAACGCCGAGAAGTACGGCGACGATGCGGTCATAGACCTTATCGACGAATGCAAGGCAAACAACTACCAGGGCATCATCTGGGATAAGCTCGCCAAACTTCCCGCCAAGGCGCAGCAGCCGAAGCTGGAAGCCGAACACGCATCCGTTAAACGCCCTGACCCGGAGATCGCGTGGAGGAAGTCCAAGTTTGCTCCGCGGGACTACAGCGCAGGACTGCGCAGCATTTCTACCAGCGAACTCCGGGAGTACCCGAAGAACAGCGGGAAATATGTCCCGTACTGGATGATTCCCGGATATATGCAGGAATACCCTGCCGGGAGCGGCAAATACGTTCCCTACTACGAATTGCCAGGGTACGATCCCGAGCACGATGAAAATCACTGGTGGTGAACGACATGACAATGAACGATGCGGTTCTCGCTGAGGAATCTCTGTTCGGCTGTATCCTGGTCAGCCCTGCCGAGACGATCGGCACAATCCGTGACATTCTGCAAGCCGGAGACATAGCGCAGGAGCATATCCGGGCGGCGTATTCTGCCGCCTGCGCCCTTCTCGACGAAAAGGCCGCCGTAGACGCTGTGACGATCCAGGAGCGAGCCAGAGCGGACGGCACGGAGATCTCGTCGGAGACGATGCGAGCGGCGATGCGGCTGTACGTCACAACGGCGAACGTTGCCAAGCTTGCGGAGATCATCCGCTCAAGGGCGATGGAGCGCGCGTCCGAAGCGATCGGCGGCAAGATGATGAGCGGAACACTTGCGCCGACGGATGCCATTGCCGAGCTGCAGCAGCTGGTTGCCGGGCAGCGGCGGACGCTTCCGACACCGGCGGAGGACGCGACCGGCTTCCTGCAGTTGATCTCCGACGTAGCGGAAGGGAAGAAGTCTCTCTTTTCACCCACCGGTCTCGCCAGGCTCGATGCGATCCTCGGCGGCGGCTTGGTTGAATCCGGCGTTATCACGCTGGCGGCGCGTCCCGGTGTAGGCAAGACGGTCGTAGGGTTTGCCATTGCGGATACCGTTGCCGCTACCGGCAAAAAAGTCGTCTACGAAAGTCTCGAAATGAGCCGAAACCAGCTTTGGGCTCGCCGTGTTGCACGAATGACAGGACTGAACTACGGAGACATCATGCGCGGGATCTCCACGACGCAAAAGCAGTACTGGACGGATATCACGCGGGCCATGACGGTTCTGCAGCAAAGAAATCTCGTCATAAACGACCGCCCGGCGTCGATGGATGACATCGAAGCTCACGTCCGCTCCATGGGGGATGTGGGGCTTCTCGTCATAGACCACATGGGGCTTATCCGCCCAAGCATATCCGGGTCTCTGTACGAGCAAACGACGGAAACGTCACACCGGCTGAAACGGCTGGCGCAATCCCTGCAGATCCCTATCCTGTCGCTTTGCCAGCTCAACCGGCAAAATGAGAATCGGCAGGACAAAAAACCGAACCTTTCCGATTTGCGCAACTCCGGCGCCATCGAAGAGGACAGCGATGCCGTGATATTTCTCCACCGGCCGGCGCTTTACTGGGAACCCGACAGAAGACCGCAGCCTTGGGAGAGTCAGGAAATGGAGTTTATCGTGGCCAAAAACCGCCACGGCATGGTGGGGTCTATTTCCATGGACTTTGTGGGGTGGAACGCACGGATTCTGGACAGATCAGACGGCGGCGGATTTTCGGAGGCGCATGAACCTACGCCGTTTGAGCAGGTAGCAGAATGAGCAGCCTTTCCTTCGAGACGCCGGAAGATATGCCGCGCGGCATGAAAGCGTTGTACGAAGCGAAAATGGCGAAGGAACGGGCAAAGCAGACGGCGGCTGCTTCTCCCGAAGCAAAGCCAAAAAGCAAAGGCGGGAAATACCACGCCGAGAAGTGCGCGATCGGCGAGATGAAGTTTGACAGCAAGAAAGAAGCACGCCGCTGGGCGGAACTCTACGCCATGGAGCAGCGCGGCGAAATCTCCGATCTGCGGACGCAAGTGAAATTTGTCCTTGTTCCAACCCAACGCGAGCCGGATGTGATCGGGCCAAAGGGCGGAATTACGCCCGGTAAGGTGCTCGAAAAAGAAGCGGCTTACATAGCGGACTTCGTTTACACGGAAAACGGCGTGGAGATCGTCGAGGACTCTAAGGGCTTTCGCACCGATGTGTACCGGCTGAAACGCAAGCTCATGCGGTATTTTTACGGGATTGCCATCCGTGAGACATAAACCGCCCGAAAAAAAGAAAAAATTTATAAATCGCGGCAGCTTTTTGTTTATAAAACAGGGGCTGCCGCATATTACTTTTATGTGCGAAAAACGAAAGGGGAGAAGCGTGTGCAAACGGCGAACACGGCGAGGTGCGCGATATGCGGAGAAGAGTTCGCTCCGACGCAGACAATGCCGGAAAGAATCCGGCCGGATACGCCGCTCCCGTTCTGTGAGCGATGCCAACAGAAAATCTACTCGTATCTGGTCGCCCTGCCGGGCGTCGGGTACAAGATGGCTGTTTTCCTCGCCTGTTTGTTTTTCAACGTTCCCTACTTGCCGGAGGTAGCGGCGGACGCAGGGAAATTTGCCAAGGGAAGATGCGGGACGTGGCGAGGGTATTTGCTGGCGCTTCGCGCATGGCAGCGCGCCGGGCACACGGAAGCCGCAGCTGCGGACGGCATAACGGACATTCGGAAAGCCTTTGACGGCGAAAAGATGACGCTTCAGGTTTCCGATGACATGCTTTCTGCCGAAGATTACCGCTCCTTGGAACGCCAGCGGAAAGACCGCTGGGGGGACGGACCGCCCTATACACAAGCCGATTACGAGGCTATGGACAAAAACTATGATGCGCTGACGGCAGACCGAGCCTATGTATCGGAGCAGGCGGAGGCGGCTATCGTCCGCATTTGCAAGTGGACGCTGGTGCAGGAACGCTGCTTTGACAAGCAGGACTACGACAGCGCCAAAAAGATCGGCGATCTCATCAAGGCGGAAAAAGAGGGCGAACAGCTTCGGAAAAAAGACGAGCTTCCGCAGGACCGCGTGAGACTGGACGACATTGTGCAGGCTGTTGAGAGAGCCGGGCTTCACATCATGGATTACGACGAGCTTTGCAAAGAGCTTGCCACAAAGACATTTCACGCGCCGTATCCCTATTGGCGCGATGCCGCCGACCAGATGCTTCTTGCCATCCGAAACTGCACCGCATGGAATGAGGGGCAGGAAGAGGTTGACCGTCTGCCGGATGCCTATGCTATCCAGGATCCGCTGGGCGAGTTCGCCGCGGAAAACGACGAAAAGGGGCAGCAAATATACCGAGAACTCGGCATCGTGCCTCTGGATATGCCGCAAAAGGATAACGACTGATGTCCAGACAGGATTACACACAAAGCCGACGCGCCGGAGGATTTGTTCGGAAGCCTACGCGCGCTGGCGTTGATTACTCACAGTTCGCAACCAAAGAGTGGGCGCTTCTGATTTCGTTTTTTCGCTGGTATCCCGACATCATGGAGGATATTTGCGTTTCCGACAGACCGGATTACACAAATTCGCTTATGGGGCGAGTTACCAAGCGCTATATGGCGCGCTATACCGAGACTTTCACTTATGCGAGCCGAGGCTACGGCAAAACCTCCTGCATTATCTCTGACAAATGCAACAAGGGCATTCTGTGGCCGGGAGAGATCACCGGATACTACGCTCCGGTAAGCGTACAGGCGGCGCCGCTGGCGTCCAAGGCGTTTGCCAGCTATGAACGGAATTACCCGCTTCTGGCGGCGCACTGGATACGGAGCAACGACGCGAAGACCACATTCCGCCTTACAACGCCCGCCGGATCCAAGTTCATTATGGACATCCCGCGAGGCATTGATACCTCCGGCGTTGTCGCCGAAGAGGCCGGACAGGAAGACAAGAACCCATTCAACTTCACCGACTTCAACCAGATTGTACTTGGCACGAACCGACTGCAGTACATGGTAAACGGCACTCCGGACCCGACGCACATAGATAACCAGATCCACTACATAACCTCTGCAAGCCGCAAAGAGAACGAAGCCTTTATGGCGTGCGAGGATATGCGCCGAAGCATGATGGACGGGAAAAGCGCTTACGCGCTGTTCATTCCGTGGCAAGTCCCCGTGCTCTGCCGAATGAAGTCGTTCAACTACTACAACATGCTGCGGAAGAAGCTCAGCTCCGAGCAGTTCATGCGAGAGTGCGAAACGCACTGTACGGGCGCTTCGGAGAACCCCATTATCAAAGACAGCGTTCTTGCGGCGTCCCGGAAGGTCAAGGTCATGGAGGACAAGCACTCGGGCGAACCGGATGCAATGTATATCATCGGCTACGACGTTTCTTCCCGCGACGCCTCCGGCAACGCTCTGACGGCTATGTCGGTCATCAAATGCACCAGGCATTTCGACACGGGCAAATGGGACCACTACCGAAAGCAGCTTGTTTACGTTATGGACATGGCGCCGCCGAAAACGGCGAAAGCCCACGCAGCCATCATCAAGCGCCGCTGGGCGGATTACAGCATGGACGGCGGACTTGCGACCTACGTTGTTATCGACGCACGGCAGTATGGCCAGAGCGTCGTAGAAGCCCTCCACGAGGATCTGGGCGACGGTCTGCCGCCGCTTTGCACCACAACGCATGAGGAACCGTACAACGCGCTGGAGCGCGAAGGAGCGGTTCCGTGTGTCTACCCGATACAGGCTACCGGAAACTCCGGACGAGACCCGAACAGCGAAATGCTGGATTACATAGAGCGCGAGTTTGAAAACGGGAACTTCCAACTGCTTACCGCCAATCTCGACGAGGGCATGACGGCCTACAAGCTGAAGCACGGGATAAAAGACGATTTGGAAAACGCCAAGATCCAGTTCCCGTATCTCAAGACCCGCGAGCTTTGCCGGCAGGTGGCAAACCTTCGGAAAAAATATGTTTCCACAGGCTACATCGAAGCCCCCATTGTGGAACGAATCCCCAAAGATATGTGGTCCGCAACACTGTACGCGGCGCGGTTTGCGCAGCGCATGGAAAAAGAAGAGCTCTATTTTCTGAACCGCCGGAAAAACGACTATGCAGACGCTTACGACGCGATGCAGGCCGACCGTCTCTCCACCACGATACAGGTTAAGCCGCGAGCCATACACCGGCTCGGAAGGATGTGCATGCGCCCATGACGATTGAGCATTACGCCCTCTACTGTATGCTCCCGACCAATGAGAATATTGACCGGCTCGCGCAGTACGATATGGCGTTTGCTAATCGGGACCACTGCCTTGTGATCGCGGAGGAGGCGCCGGAGGGCGCTATGGAAGTGGGAGAAGACGACCTGCGTCTGCTTGGCACGGATGATTGGGAGTGGATCTTTGAAATGTCCAACCGAATCCGGCAGGAGCAGGAAAAGAAATATCACGCGCAGCTCATTGAGCAGCAGAAGGCGTTCTTTTCACGCTTTGAGGAGCTGCTGAAAGAGCAGGCGAAGGAGATAGCCAATGCCGCAAGAGACGAATAACAAAACTGCACGGGAAATGCCGCAGGACTATTTCGCGCGATATATGGCGTCTCTCGGGCAGGAATACCAGGCTCTGCCGATGGACAGCGTGTATCAGGCATTTATGGGCGCGGGCGGCATGGGGTATATGCTCAACTGGCCATATATCCAGAACAAGCGCGTCAAAAGCGTCAATTCGCTGCCCGCCAATTTTAGCAAAGACGACATCGAGCAGATGGTGGCGGCTCCGGAGGGAAACGAACAGGCGCTCCGCCAGGTGTCCGCCGCGCTTGCGTCCAGCACCAAGACTTATGACCTGATTCTCCAGACATATCAGGACGTATTGACCTACGACTGGTATGTATATCCGGGATATACGCCGGAAAAGCCGGACAAGGCGACGCAGCTGCGCGAGTATGCCATGGCGATAAAGCTCGCGGAAACCATGAATATCAAGGCGAAAGCCCATGAGATCGTCGGCCTGTGCGCGCAGTACGGAAAGGTGTTTTACACGCCGCGCATTTCCATGGACAAGAGCCACGGGAAGGTGAATTACGCCTTTCTCCAGCAGCTCCCGGAAGATTACATCAAAATCGTCGGTTGGAACAACGGACCGGGAAAGTACACGATCGCATTCAACCTGATGTACTTCGTGCAGCCGGGAAACGACTGGCGGCAGTTCGGCGATCTGTTCCGGCCTTATATGCAGTCGTTCTACTCCGTGGTGCAGCCGGAAGGCAAATATGTGTACTCTTCGCAGGAACACCGGTCTCAGAATTACCGAATCGACACAGACAAATTTGAGACCGCGAAAATGAACGAACTGCCCGGCGCGCCGGAATGGCAGTATGCCGGGAATAAGTGGTTCTACTGGGTCATTCTCCCCGCCGATAAGGTCTTCTCGTTTGAGATCGTAGACCGAAACGCGCTCATGGCACCGCCGACGACCGGCATGATGGTGTCCTTGACGCAGATACCGAACTACGAAGCGGCGCAGATGGAAGTCATCCTGAACCCGCTGACGAGCGTTCTGACCGGCAGTTTGGAGACTTACGACCCGAAAGGATCTTCCAACGCCGACCCGGTTCGCGTATCGGAAAAGACGAGACGGCTCTTCGAGGCGTATTGGTACCAGATGCTTCAGGCGACCAATACGTCCGGCATCGGATTGTATCTCGCGCCGGCGGATGATTTGAAGCTGCAGACACTTTCGGACACGGTTTCCAACACGAATATCACGTCCACGGCGCTCAACGACCAGATCCTGAAAGCCGGTCTTACGGCGCTTATTCCTACGACGAACGACCCGAAGGTCGGCGTGGCACAGCTCTCCGCGCAGATCCAGGCGCGGTATCCGATGCTCATCTACTGGGCGATCGAGCGGATGATGAACTGGGTCTTTGAGCAGCAGCGGTTCAAATGCCCGTTCAAGTTCCGCATGTTCGGCGACATCTTCTCGCGGAAAGAAGAGATCGAGAGCGCCCGACAGGGGGCGACGCTCGGCATTCTTCCGGAAACGCTGAAATATGACGCGCTGATGGGGCATTCGCTGCTGGATGACATGGCGATCTCCGATTTCGTTTCGGAGAGCGGGATCCTTGATAAGCGCAAACCGCTTGTCACGTCCTACAGCGCCAAGCAGGACACGTCAGGGCTGCCGCCGCAGGCAAAAAAAGACCTGAACCCGGGCGGGCGACCGGCGGAAGACGGATCCATCAACGGGGAAGTCACGGAGAAAGTGAAAATCGACGCACGGCTCCTTGATGAGCTGAGGCGCGCTTTGGAGTGAGGTGAGAGAGATGCGAGAGTTCAGAGGGGCATACCGGAACGAACGGTATGCGGGGCTCTATGAGCCGATGCGCCGCGCTATGGCGGCAATGGGCAAGGCGATGTGGTGGTTTGCTGCGCTCAAAGAGCAGACGTGGTATCAGGGCTACGCCGGCGTTACGGCGGCCATCCACGCTTTGGAGCACAAACAGCCGGAGTACATCGACGAGCTGAAGGACATTATGGCAAAGCTGGGACTGCCGCTGAGCTACCCGCCCATTCCGGAGCTCGATATGGAGTATCCGGGGCTCTCCGGTACGTTCGACATGTGCATCGGTCTTCTCGATGAAGTAAATGATGCGCTGTCCGGCATCGTGGAAGTCTGCGATACGGCCAATTATGAGCCGCTGGCACGCTATGCCGAAAACGTACAGATGGAAAACTTTCAGGACCGGCGGTGGCTCGTAGAAGCAAACACCATGGCAGAAAACGGCGACGGCAGCACGACCTCTTACGACAGCTGGTTCGTGAACATCCTGAAAGCGCCGCAGAAGCAGTAAGCGGGAGGGAAAACCGCATGGCAAAAAATCGATACAAACCGAACGGCGACGACGGGAAGAACCTGAGCTTTTCCGGCAAACTGAAAATCCTTGAGGCAGTAAACCGGAAACTGTTCCGCGTGGAAGTTTGGGCGCTGAACAACGAGGTCAACCGGAACGGTTGGAAATATATCAATCTGGATTCGCATCTGAGCGAATTTGAGGATATCCCGCTCCTGACTGCATATCTGCAGGACGGGACGATCGGAGACGGGCATAATTACGACACAAAAGTAGACCCCGCCACCGGAAAAGAATACGTTTCGTTCACCGCGCCGGACGCGGAACGGATCGTTGGATGGGTGCCGAAGAACGCGCCACGCCGCATTGAGCGGGACGGCGGCACCGACTGGGTAGTTGTTACGGGTTATCTGTGGGCATGGTACAGCAAGGAGCTTGTTGACAAGATCGCCGGACAGGGCGGCGGCCTTGACGTGTCTGTGGAGACCCTTGTGACGAAGGAACACCGCGAAAACGGTGTGGATGTCGAGGAAGAATATCTGATTCTCGGTATCACCATTCTCGGCAATGGAGTACGCCCCGCCGTGCCGGGCGCGAACATCCAAGCGCTTGCCGCAATGAGAGCGAGCAGCGAAAGACGGGAAATTCTGAAAGCTGCGTCGCTGGATGACGCCCCGCACGGAACCAATAAACCTGAGAAACAAGGAGTGAGAGTAAATATGCTTTCCAAAAAGCGTCTGGATGATCTGACGGCGAAGTTCAACGGCTTCACCTGCATCGGCGCTTCTGAGGATACCAAGGTGCTCGCACTGCTCAATGAGAGCGGCGACCCGCACCTTTATGTTTCCGAGGACAGCGACATGGGCAGTGTGATCCCCGAACGGATCCGTCAGGCGTCTGCCACCGTTACTTTCTCTGCCGGCGACGACAATGTGCAGACGGATTTTGAGTCTGCTCTGTCTGTTGCCATGAATCGCTGCAATGCGGCGGAGAAAGAACTGAAAGAGACGAAGGACCGGCTGGAAGCCGTGGAAAAGTCCCTTTCTACTGCTGTTACCCGCGAGAAATCCCGCCGTCTGGAAGCTGCCAAGAGCGCTTGCAGCGACGAACTCGCCCGCATCAACCAGAACCGTTCCGAAGACCGGCGCTTCAGCGACGAACTCTGCAAGGACCTCATGGAGAAGATCAACAACAACGAGTTCACCGAGAACGAAGATGCCGACGGCAACTGGACGGGTGACAAGGCGATCCGCGCCGCCGTCAAAGGCCTCTGCATGGATGAGCAGATGCGCATGGACGAAGAGGACCGCAAGGCTGACAAGTCCTACTTCCAGTGGGGCATGAAGTCGAACAGCAAGGCCGACGAACCGCATACCATCGGCGAAAAGATGCGGGCCGGCATCTGACACAAGAAAAGGAGTGAATGAAAAATGAGTTTCACGGCTAAAACCGCTTTTGAGCCCCGCATGTGGAACAACCGGTATAACGATCTGCAGAACGTTGCCGGTCAGTTCGGCGCTATGGTTAGCACGACCTGGACGCCTGCGGATTGCAGCGCCGGCATGTTCTGCGTCAAGGGCGATCATCTGCCGAACGGCGGATACAAGATGACTCTTGCCGCCGACGGCAAGGGCGATATTTACATCTGCAACCCCGGCGATGTGCAGCGCGGCGTGATCGGCACGCAGCTTTACGCTGAGGGCGTCAACACCCTCGGTCTCGGCGCTCCTGCCGGTCGTCTCGCGACCTACACCAAGGCCATCCCCGGCGAGACCTATGCTTTTGGCGACGGCAACTTCTCCACGGTTATGTCCGATACCAATAAGTACGCGACCATTACCAACGGCCTGCTGGTCGGCACCAACGCCGCCCCCGCGGCCGGCAGCGGCATCTATTTCGAGCTGGACGCGGCTCTCGGCATTGACAAGTTCACCGAGGGCAATACGGTTCCTTTCAACCGTTACAACGTCCTTTGCCGCAACATTTGAGAGAGGGGGATAACGAGAAATGGAGTCTCTGAAACTTAATTCCGGTCTCGCCCTGCTGAACAGCAGCAAGGTGAGCTCTGACGCAAGAGAAGTGCTTGTCGCGGAAGGAAAAGCGCTTGTTCTTGAATCCGTTGGTTTCGCAAAGAACAAGGCTCTTTCCAAGGCGGAGCGCCCGACTATCGACTTCGGCAGTTCTTTCAAGAACGCGTCGGATTACGAGAAGTACGCCCGCAAGTGGACGGACGATGTTCTCCACTTCTGCGCCAAGAAGGTCAACGACTTCAACGGCGTGCGCACCAACCGTGACGAAAAGGCGACGTTCGCCAATCCTCGCCTCGCGGCTAACCCCATGTATCTCCAGCTTCTGAGTGACGTGATGAATGAAGTGCTGTACACCACCACTCCTTACGTTGTCAACGAACTCGTCGGCGACATGGTAAGCACCGTCACCACGCCCAAGGGTCAGACGTTCACGGCGGCTATTACCTCCAACGAGGTCTTCAAATGGGAGGACGCGACCTGGACTTCCCTGCGCTCCGTGCCGGAAAGCCAGCTCTACCACAAGACCATCACCCTGAACCCGACTCCCACGGCGTGCCGTGGCCGTATCAATTACTACCAGATGGTCGGCAACGGCCTGAACATGGTAGACACGCTGGCGGCTCTCGCCGGTGGCTATGGCGCGATGATTATGCAGAAGTTCACTACTGCTTTCACCGCGGCTGCAGCTAACACCACTTATGTGCCCGCTGCCCTGACTGCGACCGGTTACACCGACCAGAACTGGGCGACGATTGTGCAGAACGTGGCGAAAGCCAACCGTGTCCGCCGCACCGACATCATCGGCTACGGCAACTTCCTTGCTCTGCGCAAAGTGCTGCCCGACAACGCCGGCCTTGCCAGCGCGATCATGATGCAGCTCGGCAATGAGTATTTCCGCAATGGCTACATCACGAGCCATGATGGGACGATGCTCTATGAGATTACCCCTACCTCTACGCCGGAGACCATCAACACTACCATGACCGACGTATTCCCCAGCGACATGATCGTCCTCGCGGCTCGCGCCACCGAGCGTTATGCCCCGATGATCTGCTGCTTCGAGGAAGGCGGCCAGGGCATGCTGAACCTGACTCCGGGCGACAACGTGATCGCCACCGGCAACATCGAGGTCGAGCAGTTTGCTTCCCTTGAGATTGCCCCGGCATTTGCCTCCCGCATCGGCATCATCAACTCCGTTACCTGATTTCTGCAGCGAGGGGTGGGAACCCCACCCCTCGCGTTCTTAAAACGTCCAGAAGGAGGAAATTATGATGGGACGTACCCCTTTGACAGAGGAAGAAAAGAAAGCCCGCGCTGAAGCGCGCAAAGCATCCAAAACGGCTATTACGGATGCCATCGCGGAATCTGAAGAAGAGATCCGGGAAGAGGCGAGCCACAAAGAGACAGCAGCCGCGCCTCCGATCGTTCAGGTCGTTACGCCGCAGGCGCAGATGGTGAAGATCCTGTACGTGGATACCTGTATCCCCGGAAACCAGATTCCCATTTCCAAGGGCAGATTTATCAGCGGCTCTGGCCGAGTGTTCAGCGTGACGCTTGAAGAGTTCGAGGGCGAGTTTATGACGCCGTTCCACATGGGCCTGCTGGAAAAGCGCAAGTTCATTGTTCTGGACGGTCTGACCGACGAGCAGAGAGCGCAGTACCACTGCGATTACGCCGAAGGCGAGGTCGTGCGCAACGAGGGCATGTTTGACTGGTTCTTCAGCCTGAGTGAGGCTGAGGCGGTCAACAAATTCCGTCAGCTTTGCCCGCAGCACCGCGAGCTTGTTGCCCGCCGCTTCCTTTCCGCATTTGAGAGCGGGGATAACCGTGTGGACAGAAGCCGCGTGGAAAAGCTGAACGAAGCCGCCAAAGAGCTTGACGGCAAGAAGCTCTTTGCTCCCATCATTCAGGAGCTCAACAGCCGGGCCGTGTGATCCTCGGAGACGGCGCGCCGCTCTCCGCACAAGTTGGAGGAATTGCTATGACGACAGACGCTCTCATTGTGGGAGTTCTCGGCGGCGCGGCCGGCGCTGCTTTCATAAACGGGCTCTTCCGTCTGGCAGAACAGCGAAGAAACCGTAAAGCACAGAAAGAAGATCGGGAAGAGGAAAAGCACGACTTAAATGCCGCGCAGAGCGAGGATATACGCAAGCTGCAGAAGGATATGGACGCGCAGAAAGCCTCTCAGGCGAACATGATGGCGGCTCTCCGGGAAGTTCTCGGAGCCAAGATCAAGGAGCTGTGTCTCCTCTACGTCGAAGAGGGCAGCATTCTGAGCAGCGACTACGAAGATCTCAAGCGGATGCACAAGGTGTATCACGACGCGCTGAACGGCAACGGCTTTTTCGACGACCTTATGTATAAGGTCCGAAAACTTCCTTTGAAAATTCCACATTCAACGACAAAGGAGTGATTTTGACATGCAGGAAATTCTTGTTGAATCCGTTCTGCAGATCGTGACGCAGGCCGTGCTTATTCTGCTCAGCCTCTTCGGAACCTGGGCGGCTATGAGGCTTGCCAAAACGCAGAAGTTCCAGGCCCTGTCCGCTGCCGTGACCGAAGCTACCGCAATGGCGCAGCAGACGGTTTCCGCCCTGCAGCAGACGCTGGTTGACGGCTGGAAGGCCGCTGCACCGGATGGAAAACTCACCGACGAGCAGATCGCACTTTTGAACCAGAAACTTCTGGAAATTACCAAGTCCAAGATGAGCGACGCCGCCATTAAACTGATTCTCGGCGCCAATAAGGACCTGAACGCGATCATACAGGACGCCGGCGAAGCGTGGCTTCGCAAGATCAAGGGCGAGGAATGAATCATTACGGGAGGCAGTGCCATGGGAACCGCATGGGAAACAATCGAAACGCAGGCCATGACCTACATACAAAACGATATCTCGCTGGTTTGGGATATGCGCAACCGCCTCCCGGTCTTTTACAATCGTATGCTTTCGTATATGCGCGAGGCTATCCCGCTGTTCAACCGACCGGCGGAAATGGTCGTGCGGCTTGCGCAAAATACGCTGCCGGAGTTTACGGACGGCGTTTACACCGCAGAGGAAACCACCACCGGAACCACCGCAATCAATACCGGACTGACAGGGTATGACATCGTATCTGCCGGGGTCGTCTCCCAAGATGCTTACGGAGACCCGCAGTATAACCCGCTTCCTGTCACCTACGACAGCGCGACGGGTATTGTAACGATCGGGCAGGGCATTGCGGCGGGGACGGAAATCACGATGGATTTTTATAAATCCGGAAGGTTCCGCGACGAACTGAACGCAACGGAAATATCTATTCTTGCGTTCGCTGTTTATTTCGTCTGGGAACAGAGATTCGACAACGACGCGATCGAGCGAAAAAGCAAGATCCGCGACGGGTCTTTCACGACGATCAGCGAGGCGAGCCAGACGAACGCCAACTCCGGCCGTCAGCGGCTCGTTGCCGAACAGCTCTACGGGAAAATGCGCGAGTACGAAACCAACGTGGCGTATCTCAACACCGTTAAAAACTACAACCTGTGAGGAGGGCTTTACAGCATGGCAAATCTTGAGCGCATGGCAAAAAACGCCGCCATGCTGGGAAACGCCCCAAGCCCCGCCGCCGGTGCCGCATCCAAGTTCAACAAGGGGCTGAACCAGCAGTATTTCGGAACAGACACGACGGCTTATGCCGCCGCTTACGGCGCGCTTGCCTCCGACTGCTTTGACGCGGTGTGTCAGGGTCTTTCCGCGCCGGACTGGTACGACTACACCCCCGTCCGCATCCGCTCCTCTGCCACGTCGCAGAGCAGCATGGGCGAGACGATGCCGGACGACTGGCACAGGGTATACATCATTGCTCCTGCGGGAATCGCGCACATCCCGCAGGGGGCTTACATGAAATACGGCGGGAATACATGGATCGTGTTCAAGCCGAAAAACATTGGCAACACCTACGCGCACGCCATTGTTCGCCGCTGCAACGCCGTTATCAACCGGCTGGATTACTACGGCAATATCGTCAGTGTGCCGATGAGTTTTGCCAAGATCAGCACGCTCGGCAACGCAAATCAGGTGACGGAAGACAGCATTATTGCCAAGAACTATATCGCCTGTATCTGCCAGAGAAACAAGGTCAGCAGCGAGTTCACCGAAAATACCCGGTTCGTGATGGGGAAGAGCGCCTATGCCATCCGTGGTCTGAACGATTTTACGAGAGAGTTTACGGATGATGCGGACAGCGTTCACCTTCTGACATTCACCGTGGAGCGGAACGAGCCGCTGCCGCAGGACAGCATGGAAAAGCAGTGCGCGGACTACGGCTCGTTCTCGTGGAAGCCCGTGCTGACGGCAGCAGAGGAAATGCCCGTCGGAACGACGCAGACGGTTGCGGTGCAGAGCGTCCGGAACGGCGCTGTCGTCGTTTCTACGGACGAACATCCTATCCGGTATCTCTTCTACAGCAGCGACGAAAACGTGCTGACAGTGGACGACAGCGGCCTTGTGACGGCGGTGAGAGCCGGAAGCGCTGTTATTACGGTGTGTCTGGCGCAGAATCAGGAGATCAGCGCGGACGTTACCATTACCGCGGCAAAGAGCGGAAATTCGTTCACGGCGTTTACCACGCCGCCGCCGGCGACATTGCGGGCGTTCGATTCCGTTACATTTTCCGCAGCGTTCTTCCGGAACGGAGCGGCAACGGATGAGGCTGTGGAGATCGTCGTTTCCGGTGCGCCGGAAAGCGCTTATTCCATCGAGAGCGCAGGAGAAAACATCTGGAAGATCACCGGGTATGCCGCGGCGTTCGACCCGCTGGTCATTACAGCGGTCTGCGGAGAATACAGCGTGACGGCTCAGACAGCGCTTACCACATGACCAACGGAGGATATCAGTTATGGACTGCAAATATGCCTATCTTGACCCGCCCAACGAACATATCTTATGCCGCAGGGAGACGCCGCCCGTGTTCGGCGATAAGGCAAGCTATTTCCACGCGCTCTGCTCCTGCCAGGAGTTCTGCCCGGCAAAGAACTGCCACAAGCTTTCTCCCGACTGGGGAGAGTGCATGAAGCGCAAAGAAGATTCCACCGCTCCGGCGGTGAAGACTGCGGCCAAACGCAAAAGCGGAAGCCGCAAGTAAAAAAGACCAGCCGAAAAGGAGTGTTATGCATGGCTGTCATCACGATTACCGAAGCGGATCTTGCGAAAGCGAGCACCTATATTCCCATAGAGTCAAAGGACCGCATCGCCCGCATCGTTGCCGCGTTCTGCGTTGAACCGGCGGATGGGGAAAACGGCGCGCCCGTATATCGAGAGAACCGTAAACTCCGGCAGATGTTCCTCATGGGCATTCTGGCGGAAATGTATCTGCACCGAGATTACCGGATTCAGCGGGTAAAGCTCGGAGAGAGCGGCGAAGAGCAAGATGTGAGACTGCTCATGCAGCTTTCGGAGTATGACGATTGGGCTGGATCTCACGTCATCAATCAGCTGGAACGCTTGAAAAAGGACAAAACAAAGAAGGTTTCCAACACGGTATACGACCTTCTTTATGACTATAAAGCCTTTGAAGGCATGATCTTCGGCGCTATCCGCGATGAGTTGGAAGCGCGGAACGATGCGCTGCATCGTGCGGCGGCGGTTCTCTGCGAGATCACGCCGGACATGATAAAAACTGCGGTCGGCGAGATCCGCGAAGCCGCGAAGAACGGCGGGGATGCCCATGAAGCAGAATGACTGGGTGAACGTTCAACCGACGACGGACTCCCCGTACTACCCGTTTTGGAAAGTCTTGGCGTCAAACTCCATGGCAGGAGCGGAAACGCTGCCATACCTTCTGTCGCGGTACCTCATGGACATGGAGAGCCCCGGTTACACGCCGCCGAGCGATAACCGCTACCCGCGGGCTCGGCTGAAGAAGCTGCTCTACTGGGACGGCGAAAGGCCGCTCTCCCAGCCACTTCCCACGGGAGAGCAGATACGCACGATACTGTTCGACCCGGAGCTTCCGGCCAATCCGCCGGATGAAAAGCGCGGCTACCGCGTGTTTGCGCAGGATCTTACGCGCCAGTCGCAGTACAACGCGCAGTCCATCCTTCGCATTGCGCTGGGAGAGATCACGACGATACGGGACCGGAACCGCGCGGTGTACCGACAGACGGTTATATACACCATCATGACCAACTACGCGCAGGAAGCGAATCTCGGAACGCCGGGAAACTCCCGCTCCTACGCGATGCTTCAGGCCGTTATGGAGGCGACGGAGGGAGTCAACGTCGGCGGCGTTGGGCCGCTGTTCATGAGCCGCGTGACCAAGGTGGACGATGAACGCGCCAATCTCGGTTACAAGCTCTACCAGTATGTGGACTGGTACGGCACAGACGAACACCCGACGTTCGCCGAATGACAATGTTATGGACGATGCAAAGGAGTTTTTATGAGCATCGAAGATAAATACGCGGAAGCCATACGCGAGAATCGACCGGTGGAATATGCGGGGCTGGAGTTCTGGCCGCTGACGGTGCGCGATTATGCCCTGTACCATAATGCGCGGATCGCCTTTGAGCTGATGCAAAGCTCCCTGCCGCCGAAGCTGGCGCGGCTTTCGTGGTGCGCGTGCCTGTACGAACTGGATAAAACCGCGCAGGAGCAGAACATAGCCGGAAATTTCTTCTATTTGGCTATGGCAGTGCTTGTAAAAGCGCTGCGGCTCGAGACGTTTTCCGACCGAAGGACCGGGGAAGCGATGCTGCCCATCCAGTTTCAGACGCGGAACGGCGTGCTTGACGCGATTTTCATACAGGGCGAGTTTTGCCTCAGCATGCCGCAGATGGACGAGGTGCGGCGCATTATTGCGGCACAGAACTGCTATGAGATACCGGATGAAAATTATAACCCGGAGCTCGTTGCCGCGCTGCAGTATACTGCCGCGCAGCAGGAAAGCGATCTTGTGCTGGACTTTGACGCGCTCGTCTATTCCGTGGCGATCAACGCGCACACCGATCCGGCCTCCGTGTGGGGCTGGACGATCCGAGACTTTCAGAAAACGCAGGAGGCCATCGACCGAACGCTTGGATATCAGGTCTATACCACGGCTTCCATGTCCGGCTTCGTGACCTTTCCCAAGGGCAATCCCTTCCCAACGTGGAAATACGCCCGCAAGGTCAGTCTGCCGGGCGCCATGAAGACCATCGACGATCTCGACGCGGGAGCTAAAGGGCTTCTTGCTGACACTACAAAGGAGTGACTTTCGATTATGAACTACACGTTTAAGCCCGACTATATGTTCACCAAGGGCATTGTGTATGCGGAGTTCTTTGACCCCGCTACCGACAACCTCGTTGGCTTTTCCAAGTACGTCACCGATTTCGGCCTGAACGGCAGCATGAATAGCGGCGACGTGGAGGGCGGCCCCGGCAACATGCTCGTCATGTGCATCCCCGACACGGCCCGCCTTGCTATTACGGCGAAGACGGCGGACAGCGCGCTCAACAACATGGCGATCACCATCGGCAGCGACCTTGCCGCCAACGGCGTTGTGGAGACCAGCACCGTTGTTACCGCGACGGGCGCCAATCTGACCGTCAACAATGCGGTGGCTCCGCTCGGCGGTTCCAACGGCGCGGTTGCCTACATTCTGACGAGCTCCGGCTCGGACAAGGCGACGGTCGAGCAGAACAGCGGCACGGCGTATCCCGTGTCCTCCGCCGGCGTTATCACCGGCTTCACGGCAGTCAGCGGCAACAGCTACTGTGTGAAGTACTTCGTGCAGAACTCCAGCGCTCTGCAGCTCGGCATTCCGGCACTCTTCCAGCCGAAGGTCGTGCGCGCGCACTTCGCCGTCAACTGCTACGCGAAGAAGACCGGCTCGGATGTTATGGCGTCGAGTCTCTACAAGATCCGCCATTACTACATCCCGTACTACTTCTTCACCAACGGTATGCAGGACAGCGTTGGGCAGACCTCTACCGGCAGCGTTGACCTTTCCGGCAACTGCCTGACCTACGAGGAGGCCGTTGGAGCCGGTCTGTGCGACAACTCCGGTTCTCAGTCCTACGGTTTCATCGTGGACGAGTTCATCGGCAGCGACACGAGCACCTACGGCGTGGACGGCATCTACTTTATCGGTCTCGGCTCCGGCGCGTCTGTTGCCCACGGCGAGACGATCACCCTGCCGGTGAAGTATTCGGTTGGCGGCATCCTTGCCAATATCTCCGATATGAGCAAGGTCACGTTCGCGTCCGCTGCGGCGGCCACGGCCAAGTTCAACGATGCGCACAGCAATGTGCTGTCCGGCGTTGCGGCTGGCAACACCACCGTTACCGTGAGCGTTACCAATACGCTCACCAACGAGACCTATACGGACACGATCCCCGTGACCGTTACCTGAGCATGATAAAGCCCCGATCCGGCATCGGGTCGGGGCTTTCCCCCTGCTTCGCTGAAAGCGCGTGAAATATCACGCTTTTTCCGGGAATCAGGAGTGATTTTCATGAGCGTACTGGACCAGTATTACACCATCCGTTCGCGCATACAAAGCGCCGTAGCCTCCGCACAGTCGGAACTGGCGGCGGGGCTGAAAGCGGCTATCCGGCGCTCGGCGGACGAGCGGGTATACAGCTATGAGGCGTCGCCGTGGGCGATGGAGCGCCGCCGGTATCAGCTCGGCGCGGACAGCAATCTGGCTGCCGTTATCAGCGACGACAGCGTGGAGATCACCAACGAGACGACGCTGCAGACCAACGGAAGCGAGCCGGAAACGCCGTGGGTAGAATCCGGTTATCGTCAGGGCGACGCCGGACCGCGTCCGTTCATGGAAGAAGCGCTGCGGGATTTTGTGGATTCCAGCGAGGCGGAGGCCATCGTCGTATCGGCGCTGTTGGCGGCGGGGTTTGAAGTCGAAGCGGGTTAGTTTATGCCGTTCTGTTTTTCCCATTCCAGCAGCCAGGGGTTTTCCTCGTACAGTTTACGGCGACGCTCATCAATTTCTGCGTTTGCCTTTTCCAAGCGCCGCTTTCGCTCTTCAATTTTTGCGTATTCGGCGTTCAGATCCACAACAGACGCGCGCCCGGAATTTTCACAGTCGGAGCGTGCGCAGTCAAAAGCTGCTGCATCGGATAGTCCGGCGGATTTGTATATGTTGTATTCCGTGTTGAGTTCAAGCAGCTCAATCAGGAAAGTCTTCAGGCTCACTTCTCACACTTCCTTTCTACCATATATGGCAAGCAGACAGCCAAAACGCAACCATTTCATAAAGAAATTTTATCACGCTTTCCAATAAAGCTCAAGTACAGGCGGTGAAAAAATGGCAGATACCATTGTCCTGCGGACAGAACTGCGAGACGGCGCCAACGTTCTGGCGCAGCTGACGCAAATCGACGCGAAGGCGAAAAGCCTGGGTGCCAAGCCGGTCACTATCGAGATAAAAGTTACCGGTGCGGCCGGGATCGAGAAACTGACACGCCAGCAGCTCGCATTGGCTTTGGCCCAAGAGCGCCGCCGTATAGCCGAAACAAACCTTGCGATTGCACAGGAGCGCACAAAGCAGACGGCGAACCAGGTGGCGGCGGCAAATACCCGCCTGCAGCAGGAGACCCAGCGAACCACTACCGAACAGGAGCGGCAAAAGACGGCAGCGGCAAACCTAGCGCTGCAGCAGGAACGGACGAAAACAGCTACTGAACAGCACGCAAATGCGGAAGCCAATCTTCAAAGGCAATTAAACGGCACCTCACAGGCAGCTTCTTCGTTGGGGGCTTCTCTGGTAAAGAGCTTGGCAAATAGAGCATTGACGGCTGCTTTGCAGGCGATGCGGCAGTCCCTCCGCGAAGCTCTGTCCACCATGAAAGAGGTGGACAGCGAACTCACCACGATCCAGAAGGTCACGGGGGCAAGCGACAGCTATATCGCCGGACTTAACGACCGCGCTTACGAAACCGCGAGCAAATACGGCGTGAAGGCCAACGAGTTTCTGCAGAGCGTTGCCGAGTTCAGCCGCGCCGGTTATGGCGAGCTGGCGGAGGGGCTTGCCGAAGTTGCCACGAAAACGCAGCTCGTCGGCGACATCAATTCCGAGACGGCCAATAAAATGCTTATCGCCATGGACGCGGCGTACAAACTGGGCGGCTCCGTGGAGGCGCTGTCTCTCATTGTAGATCAGGCGAACGAGATCGACAACAACTATGCGACAAGCATCGAAAAGCTGGCGAGCGGCATGCCTATCGTCGCCTCGGTAGCGGCGCAGGCACACATTACGCAGGAACAGCTTCTGGCCGCGCTCGGAACGATCACGGCTAAAACGCAGGTGTCCGGCAGCGAAGCGGCGCGCGCGTTCCGCGCCATCGTCCTCAACATCATGGGTGACACCACGACGGAAGTTGAGGAAGGCGTCACCGTAACAAAAGAAGAGATCCAGAGCCTCAGCGATGTTCTGGAAGTTTACGCGAGTGACGTGGTTGAGGCAGCAAGGGCGACCGGCGAGCTCGTCAATCCGATGGAAGCCATTGCCGCGCTTTCCAAGGCGATGAAAGAAGGAGCGCTGACGGAGCAGCAGCTCATGGAGATGCTGTCCGGGCTTGGCGGAAAGCTCCGAACCAACTCGCTCGTCGCGCTCGTTGAAGGTTTTGATACCTACAAGAAGATGCTGGGGTCTCTGGGAGACGCTGCCGGAAGCGCGGACAACGAAGTGGGCACAATGCTCACAAGCTGGCAATCCAAAGCCAATATCCTCAAAAACACCTGGACAGATCTGGTTCAGACAGTTGCCGGGTCCGATAAGTTCAAAGCGTTTCTCGATGATGTCAACAGCGCTTTAAGTACATTAGTCGAGTTGTTTAGCGGAGACGAGACAACGTCAGAAGACTTTCGCAGCGCCTGGCAGGAAGCAGCGAATGAACGCGACGCGCTTATAGCAAAGGGCGAGAAGTTGACGGATCAGGAAGAACTCCGCCTTAACTATCTACGGGAACAAACAAAGGAACTGGCGCGGCAGGCGCTATATGCCGAAAGAGAAGAAATAAGAACACGGCTCGAGGATCAAAGGGCGACTCCCGATTATGTCTGGATGAGCGCGGGTGCAGACGCGACAAACAAGAACACCCTGTTAAACCAGCTTGGGGCCTTAAATAGCGACTACTACCAGACCGGCGCGAAAACTCTTTCACAGTATCGGGATGGGCTGAAAGCGCTTAGCGAGCAGTATCAAGGATACGCCACTGTCCTGGAAGAGGCACAGGACGCAGGGCTCAAGCTGAATCAGGCAGACGAACGAGCACTGTGGGCGTGGGAGCAGCTGCAAAGCGCCATTAGTACTCTCAACCATTTAACGGGAGAATCAACAGAAGAAACCGAAACCAGCACGGACACTGCTTCCGACAATGCGGATGCTGTTGATAAACAGGCGGAAGCCTACGAATCGCTCTCTGACCGCGTAAAGGACGCGGCCAGCGCGATAGACAGCTTTAAGAAGGCGGCGGCGTCCGATCAGGACGACGGATTCCAGGACATGGCGGACGCTTACGCGAAAACCATGGAGGAGATAGCCAACGGGCGCATCAGCAGCAACACGGCACAGGCGGGCTATGGTCTGTTCCTCTCGGATAAGGAGCGCGAAGCTCTCGAAAATGATCCGCAGAAAATGGCGGCGTACATTCAGGGGCTGGAAGGGCTGAAAGCCATGCTCAGCGGCGGCGGAGAGGATGCCGGAGCCGGGTTTGCACAGTGGCTCTATAATGCGGCGGATGCGGAAGGAAAACTCCGCGACGAAAACGGAAAGCTGCTGGCGTCTTTTGAGAAAACGGACAGCGGGCTCAGCTTCACCGTGGAGAGTCTGCAGGATCTCGCCGACTATACCGGAGTTTCGGAGGACGTTATCCTATCCTGGGCGGAGGCCATGGGTGTCTACGGCTCGGAAATCTACAACGCGGGCGATCAGGCACTCAAACTCGCCGAAGACGTAGGCGCGCTGACGAAGGCAGCAGACGGGACGCAAAATGTTGATCTTGACAAATTCCGCAAAGGCTTGAGCGAAGCCGGAAAAAGTCAGGAGGAAATCGAAGGGCTTGTTTCTACGCTTCAGAGCATCGATGGGATCACTTTCGAGGCGACAGAAAGTGCGCTCGATGAGGTATCCGAGTCCGTTGATTCATTGCCCGAAGATGTAAATATCAAGCTCATGGCCGATGCCGTACCAGCGCTGGGGGCTATTCAGGAAGTAGAATCCACATTGTCCGGCCTGACCGGGAAAAACTGGACGGTCCGCATTGGCGCGAACATCGCGGGATTTAATATAGGACACAAAGCCTCGGGCGGCAAAAGCTCCGGCGGCGGTCTTACGCTTGTCAACGAGCAGGGCCCGGAGATCATTCAGGAAGGCAGCACGGCGCGCATTGCCGGAGGCGGCGAGCCTACGGTCACGATGCTGGCACCCGGCGCGATGGTGTACACGGCGCCGCAGACACACCGGATGCTGCACGGACAGCGGCCGGACGGCCTGTTTCGGGCGGCGGCGAAGGGCTACTACGACCCGACGGGAGAGCTCGGAAACCCCGACAAAGGCAAGTTTTATGTCCCCGGTTTTTCCGGAAATGCCGGCGGAAACAGCGGCGGAGGCGGCGGCAGCGGCGGCGGTGGCAGCGGCGGCGGTGGCAACAGCGAATACTGGAAAGAGCTGCAGGAAGCGATGGACAAGAAGTTCGACGAGGCGGAAAAAGCCCGCAAAGCCGAACTTGCCGATCTGGACGCGCAGCTGGAAGCGCTCAAAAAGGCGCGAGACACCGAGGAAGACCGGCTGGAGCTCGAGGAGAAGATCCTCGCTGTTACGGAGGCGCAGGCCAAACTCGCCAACGCGCAGGCGGAGCGCAATGTGCGCATGTACAACGCTGCTACCGGCCAGTGGGAATGGATCGCCGACCAGAAGGCGGTGCAGAGCGCCAAAGACCAGCTCAAGAAGGCGCAGGACGCGCTCGACAAATTCCGAAAGGATCAGGAATACGACGCGGCGGTTGCCGCCATCAAGGCGCAGCAGGACGCGGTTAACGCCCGGTACGACGAGCTGGAAAACAAGTGGAAAGAGATCCTTGAGTCCGTGGAAGAGCCGCTGCGAGAGATTGCGGACATTCTGGCGGATGTCGCCAGATCCGGCACCGACCGGCAGAAGGGCGAGACGGGCAATGTCAAGTCTCTTGCGGAGCTGATCGCCGACTTTATCGCAACAAACCCGTCCGGCTGGAAGCTTCCGGGCTACGACTCCGGCGGCGTGCTGCGCGGCATGGGCGGCGTGAAGGCCACGAGCGAGGACGAGATCGTTCTCGGACCGGCGCTTTCCGCCAAAATCCTCACGCCGACGCCGAACGCGCAGTTTGACGCTTTCGCGCGGGCCCTGGGCGCTGTTTACGGCATGCCCAATGCCGGGATACCCACGGCGCCGACGAACTCCTACGGAGCCACTGCGGACAGCCACGACACGGTATATTCGTTCCCGGGCGGCATCAACCTTACCGAGCAGCAGGCGAACACCACGACGCTCGGAGAGCTTGCGCGGCAGCTGCGGATACTGAATCTCACCTGAAAGGAGACGGAAATCGTATGATGCAGGATGCCAAAGCCTTTTGGGACGCGATGCGAAGCCATGTGGCGCGGCTGTGCCGGCAGGAGACGGCAAACGCTCTCCGCGCAGAGCGGTACGACGTTACGACCGCGCCGGACGGGAAGGTCATCGGCGTGAGACAGCCCTTCGGGGCACAGGAGATAAAGATACCCTACGCGTCGGAGGTAGCCTCCGCCGTCGTGGGGGACACGGTGCTGGTAGTCTGGTGGGGGTCAATGAGCAACGCGAAGGCGTGGTTCTTCGGCTCCGGACCGGCATAAAGGGGTGAAACAATGCTCAATCAACCATCCAATATCTCCCCGGACGAAATCAACGGAAGCGGATGCGTAGACATCTCGCAGAACATGGACGTGAGCTGGCAGGTGAGCGGCGATTCCCCGATGAGCGCCTATCAGATCACTCTTTATAAAAACGATACCGCCTCCACAAAGCTTTACAGCACGGGAAAAACCACGCTTTCCTCGCCATGGTGGGGCGTGAACTACGCTGGAGACGTTGCTTTTTTCGCCGCGCAGATCGATGCGGCGAATATGAGCGCCGCCGGCATGGCAAACGGCAACGAATACAAGATGCTCATCGTACAGTGGTTCGCTTCCAACGACGCGGGCGTTTTGTACACGGCGAGCGGAGCGGTAGCCGCCGGACAGTATTATTTCCGGATCAGCGACGCGGAATATGCCGTTTTCACGCTCGCTCAGGCGCTTGCCGCCGGCGACTCCATCCGCTACAGCACGAAAAACCATACTCTCGCTGTGACGGCGAGCGGATTTTTCTACACGCTGACCGTTACCAGGGCGGCAGAAGCCGCCGGAACGGAGCTGCCAGGCACAGCCTACAGCGGCGGCGATGAATATGTTCTTCAGACGACGCCGGCGCTTTTTCTTGCCAGAAGCACACCGACGCTCGCCATCAATGCGATCCCGTCTCCGGTGAGCGTAAAGGAATATTCTTTCACGGCGACGTACTCTCAGGCGCAGGGCGATTCCATCAACTGGGTCCGCTGGCGGATCGCCGATAAGGACGATACAGCGAACCCGTTTGTGGACACGGGGAAAATCTCCGGAACAGGCGAGCTGCGGGTCGATTATAACGGATTTCTCACCGGGAACGCCTACTCCATCCAATGCACCGTGGAAACGGCCAACGGTGTGAGCGTTACGACGGGGTGGGTGGACTTCAATGTTTCCTATACCGTGAGCGAGACGACCGGCAACGTGACGGCGTGCCAGCTTTCCAACGAACCGTGCGTTTATGTCAAGTGGACGCCGGATGTTCTGGCACAGGGATATACGGTGCTGCGACGGACGGTGGGCGATACGAAGCTCAAGAAACTGGCCTATGTCGGCGCGAACGTCAACGAGCTGCGCGACTACAGCGCCAAATCCGGGGAATCGTATGTGTATTACGTTTTCCCCGAAGGCGCGCTCGTCTATCTCACGACCCCGATGGTGTCGAACGAGGCGCCGGTACAGTTCTGGTTCTGGGCTATCCTTGAGACGGAATACGACGCGCAGACGCAGTACTACAACGTTGTTGCGGCGTACTTTTTCCGGTACGGCAAGGACGGAGTGAGCGCCGGTTCCGTTTCCAACAACAATACGCCGACGCTCGAACGGAATTTCACCCGGTACCCCACGAGACAGCCGGACGCCTCCAATTACCTTACCGGAACGCTTTCCGGGTTCATCGGCGGATTTGTCAACGGCAAGGCGTACAAGGACACCGTGAAGCAGTTCGACGCTCTCATGACGCTGAGCAATTCAGACAATACGCTGTTTCTTCTCAACCCGAAGGGGCACTTCCTCCGCGTCCACACGGCGAGCGCTACGGCGATCAGCATCGACTACAAGAGCCGGGTGATGCCGCAGACGGGAACGATCTCCTGGGCTGAGGTCGGGAGCACGGACGGCGTTTCCATCGTTTCCGCAGACGGCAGCCAGTTCTACCCGACGGACAACATCGTGTTCACGACGATCACCATCGACCCAGCAACGGGACGGCTGCTCTGGACGACGGAAACGCCCTACGAAAACGGCTCTGTGCTGTCGCTCAACGAGGACGGCGAGCTCATTCAGACGGCGAACGGCTCCTTCACTCCGGCCAGCATGGCGCTCGACGCCGATACCGGGACGCTGACGGCTACCGTCCGCTGAGGAGGGAGGCGGCATGAGCGACAAAACGATTATCGGCGCAGAGAACCGGTATGCGGCGTATCTGAACGCGCTGAAGACCGACTTCACAAAGGTGACGCGCCTGGAATTTCTGACACCGAGCGGCAGTGTGGGATACGCGCTCGACAACGACTATAAAAACCGGCGGTCGGGCGCGTTTCTCCAGCAGGGAGCGATCTCCTGCAATCTTCAGAACGGCGCGCGCCGGCAGGCGGATATCACGCTTTCCAATCTGGACGAAGAATACAACTACGCCGTAGGGCAGATATGGTTCGGGCAGCAGATCCGCATTCTGGAAGGGCTGCTTCTGCCGGACGGGACGGAATATCTCATCCCGCAGGGGGTCTTCGAGATCGTCACGCCGAAGGAGACGGTCACGCCGGACGCGAAGACCGTTACCTACCATTTGACGGACAAATGGGCGAATCTGGACGGCACGCTCCGCGGGAATCTGGAGGGCGCGTACTCGGTGGCGGCGGGAACCAACATTTTCGAGGCCATCGACTCTGTGCTCCGACTCGACCGGTTCACGATGGGCAACAACGGGACGAACCCTCTCGATGCGGCCAAGCCGATCTTTACCGGCTATTACAACCACATGACGCAGACGCTCTCAGACGGCACGCTGTGGCCGCTTACGACGACGCCATATACATACCTTTCCGCAGACAATGAAACGCTTGCAGACGTGGTTCTGGGGCTGTGCGAGATGCTGGCGGCGTGGGTGGGATATAACCACATCGGAAGGCTCATCGTTGACCCATCGCAGGACGATATCGCCGACGCTACGAAGCCGGTGCTGTGGAACTTCACCGACGCGGAAAAGCAGTTTCTCGGTGCGGAGTATACATTCCGGAACACGGAAGTCTACAACGACATCATTGTAGCCGGGGCAACATCTGACGAGGGACGGACGGCGCGGGCGCGGGTACAGAACCGCGACCCTGCCTCCGATACCTGCATCAGCCGCATCGGGCTAAAGACGCAGCGGCTCGAAATGCCGAACTACTATTCGGACGAGATATGCCGCGATTATGCGGAGTGGAAGCTGAAGCGAACCACCGCGCTCACGAAAGAGGTTGCGATCACCTCGACGCAGATGTTCCACATTGTGGAAAACGAGATCGTGACGGTGGCGCTCAACGGCAAGCCGGGACGCCCTGTGGAGCGGTTCGTTGTACAGGGCTTCACCCGTCCGCTCGGACAGCAGGGGACAATGACGATCAATGCGGTGAGCGTGAACGACTATCCGCAGATAACGACTGTTGCCGACGTCATTTCCGGCACGGCGCCGAGCCCCGATAATCCGGAGAACCCCGACGATCCCAAGCCGAACCCCGGCATCGATACGGATCTCACGTTCAGCGACGATTTCTCCACAGAGAACGGCGTTGTGAGCCTCGTGAAGGCGCAGACACCGGAGGAAGGCAACGAACACCCCATCACATCGGCAGCGGTCAGCGAATCCATAGGGAACATCAACGCGCTGCTTGCGGAAATATAAGGAGGGAACAACGTGTCCACATCCACGGAAATCACCAGAATACAGACCGCACGCAACACAATCCGCGACAAACTGATCGACCTTGGGCTTGCGCTGTCGGCCGATACGCTGGACAAGCTGGCCACGGCGATCGCGGGCATTGTGAACAACGGCGCCGTGTCCGCCGAAGTCAAGGAGGGCGACAGCTACACGATCCCTGCCGGATACCACAACGGTTCCGGAACGGTCCTCGGCGTGGCAGGTGGCGGCAACTATGTGCTTCAGGCGAAGGAGATCACTCCGACAAAAAGCCAGCAGAGCGTTACGCCGGACGCCGGTAAATACGGCCTGTCGTCCGTGACGGTAAAGCCCATACCGGATGCGTACCAGAACGTGAGCGGCGTTACCGCGACGGCGGCGGACGTTCTCGTCAACAAGATCATCGTTGACGCGACGGGCAAGACCATCGCCGGTACTCTGCCGGAAAACGGAACGGTGACGGCCACGCTGGATGCTACTACGGGGAAGCAGTCTTACACCATCCCAAAAGGCAACCATTCCGGCTCCGGCAAGGTGAGCATTGTTCTGGAAGAAAAGACCGCCACACCGAAAACAACGGCGCAGACCATGACGCCGACGGCGGGCAAGGTAATCAGCAAGTTCACTGTGGAAGCTATTCCCGCAAAATTCGGCGACGCCTCCAACGCAACGGCGGAGGCCGGAGACATCATTGCAGGGGAAACGGCCATTTCCCTTGACGCCAACGGGAACGCCGTGGAGGTCGAAGGCACGATGCCGGATCAGGGAACGGTCACGGCGACCATCGACGGACTGACCGTTACGAGTTATACCATACCGGCCGGAAAGCATTCCGGCAGCGGAACGGTATCTCTGACGGACGACATCGAAAAGGCGCTGGCGGCCATTTAAGCGAAGGAGGGGAAGCCAATGCCCGGTATTCCTTCACAAATCGACCGGATAAACAGCGCCAAGGCAGACATAGCGGCTGCCATAGAGGAACAGGGCGTCACGGTGCCGAGCGGGACGATGCTCGACGGCATGGCGACGCTCATCCGGAAAATCGCCCCGGTCATCGACGACCGCGTGATATATACGATGCTGGATATCGATATCGAAACGGGGGCGCTTCTCTGGTGCCACTTTGACCCATATACGGAAGGTTCCGTTCTGTCGCTCAGCGACGATGGCGGCCTTATCCAAACGGCGGCGGGCAATTTCAACATTGCCGTCATGTCACTTGATGCCGAGACAGGTATCGTTTCGGCGAGTGTTTAAATGTACAAGGAGAAACGAACATGGCAACAGTTAATCTCGGACAGGCTGCGATAGTCAGCAAGGGCGCGTACAGCGCGGCGGCGTCTTACGCGCCGCTGAATCTTGTCACGCACAACGGCGGTTCCTATCTGTGTAAGCGGGGCTGCTCGAATATCGAACCGGGCGTTTCGCCCACCTGGCAGACATACTGGGTGGCGGCGACGGTCGGCATCCGGAGCTTTGCCAAAACCGGCGAGACTGCCGATGGTATGGAGTACACCGCCACGCTTTCGGACAACTCCACTTACGTTTTTGTTGTGAAAACGGCGGTGGATTACCCCATCAGCGTGGCAAACGGCGGCACGGGCGCAACGACGGCGGAGGCGGCGCGGGAAAATCTTGGAGTGCTGTCCAACGCCAACGGTGCGGTAGGCACAGCGAATCTCGGAGGCAAGGCTGTTACAGCGGAGAAGATCGCGGACAAGACGGTCGGCGCGGGTCAGCTTGCCGACGACATCCCCTACACCAAGTTCGGCCTTGCCGCCGATCAGGTGCGGCACATCTACACCGGGACGAGCGAAACACCGCCTGCCGAGTGGCAGCCGGGCGACATATACCTAAAGTATTCTGTGTGAGGTGAACGGAATGGCATGGAGCACCACAGCGCCGGAGCTGCCAAGCGGCAGCGCTTGGGAGCAGGAAAAGAGCGTTTATGGAAGAGCGAACCATTGGAGCCTCTCCGGAAAGCTTTACATCGCCCGCCTGAACGGAAGGCAGTTCGCCGTTAAAGCAGAGCTTACGAGCGGCAACGGCAGCTATGGGACTTATTACCCGCCAGACAAATGGACGCTCCAGTGCGACATTGGCGG